TAATTTAGTTTTCATAATAAAAAAGGACCGCCTTCGAGGACTTGTGAAATTATCGTAATTTAGAAATTAACTTGTTTAAATACGAGGTAATACTATCCCCAAAAGCAGCCCAACACAAAAAAATAACTCTACTCTAACCCTTTAAGGTGCGAGAGATAATCGTCTCCTTCCTCTGATTTAGATTCAGTTGACGTAGATGCAACTGCTTTTACTTGCTCTACAATATCTTCTCCTGTAATTTCCATAGCCATCTTCTTTAAATCTTCGTATGAAGCTACTTTAACAAGACCTTGGATATCATGTAATGAATCCATCCAAGTTGCTATTTCCATATCACTTCCAGCTTCTGATTTAGCAGGTTTTGGAGATGATTTATCATAATTCGGCCATTCACCTGATTTATCTTTAACGATTTTAAAATCATTACCAGTCTTCAGGTCTGTAATATCTCCAAAGTCTTCGTCAAAGAAGCAGTCAAGAATCTTACTGAATAGTTTAATACCTACGGATAGGATTTTTACTTCGCCTGTCTCACGCTCAACCGCATTTAAATAAAAACGCTTACGAGCTTTAATTTGACGAGCGATTGCCATATTACCCTCATCTTTAGTGTTCCAAAGCTTAAAACTTAAATCGCACAAAGGGCAATCGTCACCTTTTACTCGCGGGCAATGGTGGTTCTTATCATTAATACGATGAATACCTGTTTCAGCGTAGAAATTTTCATCCGGGTCTTTAGCCGGTAGGACTCGCACTTGTGTAGTGCCTTCTTCCATCATCAAGAACTTCTTAAGGAAATCAGCACTATCGCCACTTCCAGGAGCCTTGTTAATTTGGTTATACTTTTTACGTAATTCTTCGATGTTTACCATGTTATTATTAGTTGTTTAATTGGTTGAAAATAGTTTTGCTTCAGCTCTTTTATTGGCTGAGATTTGTACTAGACAATCTTTCTGATGGTCTAGTGCGTTAATGAGACTTTTAGCTAGAGAATGCTTACTATCGGCGATTGCTAATTCTCGTTTAGCTTCTATAAGTTCGGGAACAGATAGTACGTAAGAGTTCAAAGCACCTTGGGTTGCTTTCTCTCCGTTAAGTTGAAGGTCAGCTCTTCGTTTTTCCATAACTTCAGATTCTTTCTTATCTAACTCTATAGAGTTCTCGTCTCTTACTCGTTTTGCATAAGATAAGAGAGAGGCGAAATAAGCATAAATCGCAGAATGGTTCATTAAAGTAGATTCAATATCTGAATCATTAATTTGTAAATACTTCTTCGAAATATTAAGATATTCATCTTCGAAGGTATTGTATAAATTTATAATCTCGTTATTCATTGCTCTTTATATTATAGACATTTTTGAAGGATTTTGGAGAAGATTCTCGGGAAAATATAAATTCAAAAAGTTCAGGATTCAAAGTTACTAGCATTTGCATCATATTAGATGTAATTGTAGTTAGAAATTCATTTCTAATTCCCGGCATTTCGTCATCATCACCAAGCCCAAACAGTTGAAACCCTACATGAAGAATTTCATGAAGTAAGGTACCTTTGTAATCAGTTTCATCTTGCTTAGGGTCTACGTAAATCACATTAGTTGTTAAATCTACATATCCGTATAACTCATCTCCATCCACGTCAGATAAATCTTTTTGTACGATTTCGTAAGACTTAAATCCTATATGTAAAATATTTGGGTGTTTATAACTCATCTTTAAAAGAATATTGGTTTAATTGCTAAGTACAAAGGTATTCCTATTCCATAAAATACTGAAAATATAAGTGCTCCTAACATGATGCACTTTGTGAATGCAAATAACATGCTGTCAGTTGCAGGGTCTCTTCTATCTCTATAGTCTGTCATTATTCTTGTCCTATTACGAGTCGTTGATAATCCATTTTAGCTGGGATAATAAATCTTGCCCTGCCGTTTCTGGATTTAATTATGTAAATTCTAGATTTACCTTTGTCGAATTCTTCTTCGTCTTGGTTGATTGAAATAACCAAGTCGCATACACGGGTTTTACCGTATGAATCAGCTAGCTCTGTATCGGTAATTAGTCTTACCTTCTTACCTTCACGATTTGTTTGAGTAGCTGTCCACATTAAGCACTTGTGCTCAATAGCTAATCCTCTCAATTCTTGAGCTAAACGCTCTTGAGCTTGGTATTCAGCCATCTCACTATCAGTCGCTAGTAATTCTAAATAATCTACTATAATAACATCCGGTGAGAAATTTTCGTAATTACTTAACTGGTTCAAATAAGCACGAAGTTGGTTTACAGTTGCTCTTTTTGTAGGAAATTCCTTAATCTTAAGTTGTCCTCTATCTGGAACTGTAGTTGTGACCTGCTCTAACCTATTTTTAAGGTCATCGCAACGGTCTTTTAGTTGGTCTTGGCGAATGCGTGAGAAAATACTATCAAGCCTTTGAGCCACTCTATCTTCCGCCATTTCTAAAGAGATATAAAGAACATTAGACCCATCTAAACACGAACGAACAGCTTGATTAGCAAGGTAAAGAGATTTACCTACTCCAGGAGGAGCGACTACCATTGCCAACTCTTTGGAGGCTAATCCGCCTTCTAATGCTTCATTCAAGGATTCAAAAATTGTCCTATGTTCAGCACTATGCGTATCGGAATTTAAACGAGCCCAACGCTCTTCAATATCTGAGAAATAGTCTAAACCTAAATCTACGTTACGACTAACAGTCATAGCATCTCTCATAATAGGTTCTATTTCTGAATAGTTCTTAGATTTAACCATTTCAGCAGAACGAATAATTGCATCTTTTAGTGATTGCTCTTTAGCAAATCCTTCTACTAAGTCTAACAGATAATCTTCGTTATTTAATGAGTTAGCATCTAAATTATTAATAAGATTTAGCTCATCTCGGTAGTCCGAAAATAATTCATTTGAAGTTTTTACCTTCTTTACATCTTCTAAGATGAAATCATCAGATGGTAATTTTTTGTACTTAATATAGTAATCTACTATAATCTTGTACATCTTTTGATGTGAGGGGTATTCGAAGTACTCTGCTTTTATCATCGGCATAGCTTGGGTAAGAAACCCAGTGTCCGATTTAGCTAAGTATATAATACCTCGTTGGATATTATCTGATAATTCGTATGTGGTAGTCATTATCTTATAAAAGCGCTTAAGATATAAAAAATACTAATAAAAAAATTATTATTATTGCCAATTATTGCCAGTAGACCCAAAACCACCCTCATCCCGAGAAGTTTTTTCAGCAAAGAACGTATCTTTGTCTACAGAGTTCAATACTACATCAGGAACTTCGCTAATAATCATTTGAGAGAATCTTTCCCCTTTTAAAATTACAAAAGGGTTGTGAGTCTTCAAGTTTCTAACAGCAACCATAACAGGACCCTTATATCCGCTATCAATAGTTCCAGGTGCGTTTGGGATTATAATTCCAAGTTTAGAATAAGAGCTTCTTAGTCGAATTTGACCCTCAAATCCTGGAGGAATATCTACTCGTAACCCTACATCTATTAACATTGTTTTACCAGGCTCTATCTGTACATCTTCATTAGAGTATAAATCAAACCCTGCGTCATTATCATGCTTGTAAGCTGGGTCTGGATTTTCGGAAGTATTTAAAAAATTGATTATTGGCATTTAATTATCCTTTACATTGTGTCCATCTTCAGACCTTTTTCTATCCTCATCAGACATTTTAGTCGCTACTTGCTGTGTCATTTTCTTTGAAGAGTCTCTACGTACTTTAGCTGTTTTAGGGTCTACCTTTTTAGCAAGCCCCTGTTCTACAGCCACATCGTGATTTATTTTATAGTTAGTATATGGAGAAACTCCGGACTTACCTTCAACGGCTTTTTTAGTATTTTCAATCTCTCCTTCTAACCAAGACTCTTCTACTTTTCTGCGACTACTAGAACTAGAAGCTCTAGAATGTTCTTTTAAACCTACACCGTGGGCATTAATTTCCTGCCCACGTGCTGTTCTTTCAGATAGCTTCCCACAGGAGGAGCACTCCTGTGGGTCTCGGTACTTTTCCCCACTTACAAGTTCGCTAAAAACTTTATCGCAAGGCTCACAGTAATAATTATAAAAAGGCATTACAGTTCACACACCCCGTCTACACAAGTATCAATGGAGGATGCTAATTCTTCTAGTTTTCCCCCTGTAATTAAAGCGTTTAAATCTATTGAAGTATGGTCAACCGTTTGAAGTGGCTCATTACCTCTAGAACCTGCCCTATAAAAGGTTACCCCTTTAAGGTCATGGGCTTGAGATAGCAAATCATCATATAGAGTTTCTGCTTTATAATCATTAGGTAAGTTACAAGTTTTTGAAACCGCGGAATCAATATGCGCCTGTACGACGGATTGTACCTTCATATGCTCTTCCGGAGTTACATCGTAAGCCCCCACACAGTGAGTTAAATCTCTACCTCTCAAATACATCTCTTTAAATAGAGGGTCAATTACTACATTTTCATTAAACACCCCAGGAGTTGTAGTTTTCCAAGTACGTTTATAGACAGGGGCAAAGATGGGTTCTAGTCCTGTAGATACACCAAGTACCATACTAATAGTTCCAGTTGGAGCTACAGTAAGCATTACCGCGTTACGTAAACCGTTCTTTTTAATATCCGCTCTAATTCGAGCAGGAATTGTCTTCATAAACTTTTCATTCTTAAGTTTACTAAAATCATACTTTTCAAAACTTCCCTTCTCACGTGCCAAATACATAGATGCTTTATAAGCTTCATTCCTAATAGTTGAGAATAGTCTCTCAAGAAACTCCAAACAAGCTTCAGACCCGTATTTAAATCCTGCTTTAATTAAGAAGTAATGAAGACCTGTAACGCCTAGACCAATTCTTCGACTACGCAATCCTACTTCTTCACATTCCTTAATTGGAAAGGTATTAGCTGTAAGAACATTATCCAAGAATCTAACACCGACTCTAATTGTTCGTGCAAGTCTACGATAATCAATATTACCATCCATGTCTACCATATTAGCCAAGTTAACGTGACCTAAACAACAGTTTCCATATGCTGGAAGTGTTATCTCCCCACAAGGGTTAGTAGCGGGCATTTCTTCAAAGTAAGATACGTTTGTGTAATCGTTCGCTAAATCAACATTAAATACACCAGGTTCGCCAGATTCAACTGCATTATCTAAAAGTCTTTCCCAAATCTCTTTAGCTTTTAAAGGAGCTTTAACAGCATTGGAGAATGTATCAGACCACCCAGCCTTATGATTTTGGTCTGCACGACCTAAAGCATCTTCCTCGTTCTTGGCTACGACTTTAACTTGGTCAACTTCACCGTTTTCACTTGTACGGTCTACAGTATACATAAAATATTTATTATGACGTCCTCCAAAGGTAAAGTACCAATCTTCATCATTTTCTACAGCCTCAATAAATCTGTTATTTATGGCAACTGAGATATTGAAATTAGTAAGTTCTTTACGGTCTAACTTAACCTCTAAAAACTCTAAGAAGTCTGGGTGGCTAACTTCAAGAATTGACATCAAAGCGGTTCGGCGGTTTTTACCTGCTCGAACATGTTCTCCAATCTCATTAATCATTTTCATAACAGAGATAGAGCCGGGAGCTGACCATTTAATGTTTTGAATATCGTCTCCTTTAGGTCTAATCTTTGAGAAATTAAATCCTACTCCACCACCTGCACATGAAATCTTATACATGTCCGCGATAGTTTTACCTATACTTTCTACTGAATCTTCAGGGTCAAGCACATAGCAATTAAGCATATTATATTTATTACGACCTGCGCCAAATAAGATACGTCCACCTGGACAGAAGTCTGCTGAGTTAATAGCCTCAAAGAATTTCTTCTCTATCTGCTCTCTAACTTCCTCATTTTCAGGGAGAGCGATAGCTTTAGAAACTCTTTTAGCGAGTTGCTTCCACTTAGTCTCTCCGGGATATGCGTACTTATCCATGAAAATGGATTCTTGGAGGGAGCCTTCAGGTATGTCATAACCCATTACTCGTCCTCCGTAATTGTGCAGATGACATCATCTTCCATGATGAGTACAAGCATTTCTTCTGTACTGGTGTCATAAATTTCATTACCCGAATAATCTCCAAAAATCACGTAATCCCCCTCAGAGATTTTACAATCATCTGAAGTACGAACTACAGTTCCTTCGTTATATTTCTTGTCTGTAACTTCAGATGGGAGGATGATTCCTCCCTCTGTCTGAGCGTCCGCTTTCTTACGACGGACTAATAATCTGTTTCCGAATGGTTTAATCATAATTTTGTTGTTTAGTACCTTATTTAGGTAGGAATCAAGCGAAAGATGTAGTTCCTTGCTTCTTTTTTACTACTAATTCTGTAGCCTTGTCCTCTATTATAGACGTTAAATGTTCATTGTGAGAGATAATAAAAACTTTTTTATCTTCCTTTAATTCGTCAATAAGCTCGCATAGTCCTTTTACCCCTTCCTTGTCTAGGGAGTCGGCTACTTCGTCAAAGAATATAATATTAGACTTCTCTTTTCCTGACAATCGAAGAAGGTCATTTAAGGACAACATTACAGCCAGAGATACTTTTTTCTTCTCTCCTCCGGATAAAGTATCAAACGAAACATTACCTAATCCATTTGAAATAGTTTCATTTAGAATCTCATCAAATTCAATTGAGAAGACTCCTTTAGATAATATATTTAAATAATAGTTAGAACGTGTATTGAAAAATTCTAAAATGTTACGAATGATATATTTAATAAGACCTTGCTCAGAGAACGCTTGCTCCCAAAATCTCATAAGGTCATATTTCTTTTGAGTCTCTTCCATTTCTACAGAATGTTTTCGGGAGATAGTTTGTTGGTTTCTAATCTGCTTTTTAATTACTTTTATTTCAGTCTCAATAGCTTTAAGATTTTCAATCAACTCAAAATCACTAGAGGAAATTGGTATATGGAACTTATCTATTTCAGTATTGAGCTTCGCTAGGTCCTTTCGAAGGCTATCTCTAGTTTTGTAAGTTTCTTCTATTTCTGCTTTGTCTAACTCTAACTGTTCCCATATAACCCTAGGTTTCTTATTACAATGTTCACATGTAGTATTCTCTTCATACTTTTGAATATTACTTTTTAACCGAGCAATGGAACTTATAGCTGAAGCTAGTTGATTCTCTACCCCTTGACAGTCCAATACCATTTCAGCTCTCTTGGATTCAATATCTTGAAGTTCTGAGATTGAAAATTTCTTTACAAAGGTTATATCAGATTCTTTTAAAGTAGCTTCTCCCCTAGCAAGTGCATTTTTTAATTTTTTACTAGTTCCTTTGAGATTATTTACTTTCTGCATAGATTCTGCTTGAAGAGTAGAGGCTACCTTTTTCTCATTACTAAATTTGGTCTTTAAAGACCTAATCTTAGACCGATGCTTAAACAAGTCTGAAATATTAAGAAAGTTCTGGATGATAGACCTCTTCTCTTCAGGGGTAGCTGAAAGGAAATTCATAGAGTTCTGCTGTCCGAATACCATAGAAGCTAAGAATACATTATAGTTAATATTTAAAAATTTCTCTAAATATTCTTGGGTTGGTAGAATACCTTCTTTAGTATAAGATTTCCCATCTACTTCTACTAAAAGCGAAGGAGGTTTCTTAGTTCTAGTAATCACTACATTGTCGTTTACGGTAATCGTCACTCGACACGGAACCTTCGCTAAAGAATAACGTAAATTTTTCTCAGTAGTTTTCCTGATTGTTTTACCGAATAATGCGAATGAAACAGCTTCTATAATTGTAGATTTGCCTGCTCCATTCGAGGAGATAGGGTTAGTATCTTCATTTAAACCGATTACATTAGTTATCCCAAAGTAATTATCAAAATTAATCTCCGCTTCTTTTACCGAAAGGAAACCTTCTATTTTAATTGAATTAATTTTCATCGTCTTTAATCATCTTTAGCGCATCTAATAACTCATCTTTTGAAAAGATTGAATCCTTAGAATCTAAATAATCGTTGATTACGCCATCGTCTAACGTAAATATTTTTTTATCAGGGGTATAATCAGAAACAAACTTAGGAAGGATATCTTCGAAGGCAATATCTAAATAAGCAATTTTATAATCGTTAATAATCTTCTCGTGAAGTTGCCTTTCAACGTATTCATCTAAGCGGTCTATATTAAGTCGCAAGATGGTAAAGAACTTATCAAACTTAAACTTTTTATTAAGTTTAGATAGCTCATCAATAGAACCAGTAACATGTCTAATACCTATATCAATAGGCTTACGAACTACCTTAACAGTTTTATCTCTATGAATAACTAAAGTATGTAAATATTTAATTGCATTAGACTCTCCAAATGTATTAGAGTATTGAGTTCCTAAAACATAAATTCTATCGTCATAAATCTTAGGTTTATGGATATGTCCTAAAAAACTTAATTTTTTCTTTGGGAAATGCCAACGCTTAAGTTTAGATTCGTATAGGTAGGCACCATTTGATACACATCCTTCAAATCCAAAGTGACCAAATACATGATTCTTTGCTTTCTTTACAGCTTCTACAATCTTTGCCTCGTCCTCATAGTGTGGGATAAAATCAAAGTTTACACCTCCTATATTAATAGTTTCGGATTCGGTTATGATATGAGCTTTATCCTCAAATAAAGAAAGAGTAGTATAAGAGCTACCATCTTTTTTAATCCTATCATGATTACCCGTATTTACGAATATATCCTTACATTTAAACGAGTCTAGTAATTTACCAAAAGCTAAAAGCTCTTCGCCTTGAGGATTTCTTTTGTGAAAAATATCCCCATTTATAACAACACCATCAGGTGGTTTTTTATTTACTAATTTTGTAAGAGTTTCTATTTGCTTATCTAGAAATCCTGGTATGTAATCACTTCTCAGATGTATATCTGTAAGAAGCATTAATTGGTATTCTCTAGGTTTTCCCATTAGATTAATTCTGCGATATTCGTAGGGTTTAGGTTACTATCAAACTCTACTTCTTCAACACTTCCGAATGAATCGCCGACTTCTACATCTACTTTCATAGGAACTTTAAAATCCATGTTATACTTATCTTTAAGATACGTAATATCTTCCATACATTCTTTAATTAACTTTACAACAGTTTCGGTATTTTCTGTATCGCATTGTACTTCAATACTATCATGTACAGTAGCTAAGATTTCTACATCATCCAAACCTAATTCATCTATTTTATTTTGCATATTAAGGAGAGAATTTAAAACCATATCAGATGTAGAGCTTTGAATTACGAAATTTAATCCCTGTCGCAAAGCTCGATATTGATATTTGGTAATAGGACTATTAACATTAGGAAGATTTCTGCGTCTTCCAAATAAGCTCACAGAGTATCCATTAGTTTTAGTAAACTTATTCACGACTTTCATAAAAGAAAAGATTCCCGGAAATTGAGTTTGAAATCTATAAAAGATATCTTTAGCATATCCATCAGACCTTCCAATCTGTTCTGCAAGCTTTTTATAAGAACCTCCATATACAATCAAGAAAATACAAGACTTAGCAACCTGACGTTCTTCTTTTGTAATATCTTTAATATTCTTACCAAACACTAATGAAGCTGTGTAATAATGTAAGTCTTCCCCTGATTTAAAAGCCTCGATAAGATTTGAATCATTACTACAGTGAGCTAGTACCCTAAGTTCAGCTTGGGAGAAGTCAGCAGCAATGAATGTTTTTCCTTCATCTGCCATCATTAGTTTTCTAAGATTAACCCCATCTGCTGTAGTTCGAGGCAAGGTATGGAAGGACACGCCTTTACTTTGCTCTTTTTTCCGACCTGCGGAATACTTAGAACAACTTAGTCGACCTGTTACTGTAGTTGCGAAGTTATATTGAGAATAAATTCTTCCATTCTCATTATTTTCTAAAGCAGCTTCTACACCTTTAACATAGGTTTTATATTGTTTAGATAGAGTTTTATATGCTAATAGTTTATTAATAAACTCTTTAGCAGGATGGTCTGATGATAATCCCTTTAAAACTGCCTGCATATGCTCTTCTGTAATAGAAGGAGCTTTAGTTTTTTCTGATACCATAGTAGGTGTTAAATTGTAACCTTCTTTAGTAAATAATAAGTTAGCTACTTCCTTAGTTGAATTAGGATTTAAATCCTCGTCAAATTTAGAAAGGTCGTTTAACTCTTGTCTAGCCTCCTCAAGTTTTTTACCTAGCTTTACATCCAGCTCTTTGAGATACTCAACGTCTACTTTTAATCCTCGGTTTTCGACTTCCCCTAAAGCAACTGTAACTTCTTTCAATAGTTTATCATATACCGGAGAAACATTTAAAGGTTTCATTTCCTTTCTCATTAATTTCCAACAACGTAAGGTAAGGTCACAGTCAGCTGCATTACCTATAGCCATTTCATGTAAAGGCATATTAGCCCAATCATGTTCAGCTCCATTTGTGACAGTAAGCATTAAACTTCAGCCAAAATATTTTCAAGACAAAGGGTTCTAACTAGAGCAGAGGCTACTTTATAAGGGTCACAATTAGCGGAAGGTCTTCTATCCTCTAAGTATCCTTTGCCTGCTGAAACTACATTATTAGGAATTCTAACACTACAGCCTCTATGTGATTCTCCTGATGAGAATGTATCATAATCTGATGTCTCGTGAGTCCCTATGAGACGGGATTTATTATCTTCCCCGTATACTTCCATATGCCTACTATGAGTCCACTCAAGTTTCTCAATAGCTTTATGTATATGTTTAATGTTTGTACGCATTAAGTATGTAGAAAAGTTTGTATGGCATCCTGCTCCATTTCCATCTTTAACTGGTTTCGGATGAAATGAAATCGAGTATTGGTTAAAACTCTCTTCTGATAACTTTTCTAAAATATACCTAGCGGTCCATAAATCATCTGATGCTTTTATAGGGTCTAGAGGAGAAGTTTGGAATTCCCACTGACCTATAAGCACTTCGGCATTAATACCATAAATATCGACTCCTGCAAATAAACATGCATCTAGATGAGCTTCAGCAATATCACGACCTCTAACTTTAGAAGTTCCTACTCCACAGTAAGCTTGTTCTGGGTTTGCGGTAGTGTAAGGACCTTCTGAAGTTACTAAAGTATACTCTTGTTCGAAACCAATTAAAGGTTTAACATCCCTAACTAGGGAAAGCTGGCACTGAGTCTCTAGTCCGGCTCTAAAATTAGTAGCGTGGGGAGACCCATCTAAATTTCTAACATCACATAACGCGATAAGATTATCTCCATCCCGCCTAAAAGGGTCTTTATAAAAACGTACAGGATGTAAAATAACATCTGAGTTTTCTAAAGTAGCCTGGTTGGTACTACCTCCATCGAAATTCCAGTCACCTGGAGCTTCAAACTCGTCTAATACTTTAGTTTTACTTCTAATCTGAGGGGAACCGACGGTACCGTCAATCCATATATATTCTACTGTTTTTTTCATATTAATAAACGTCTAATTCGTTTGGAAAGTACTCTTTAGTTAGGTCTTTCAGAGCGTGAGGTTTGTTCTCATCCAAGAGTGAATGAATAATTTGGCTATCCTCAATATTATTAAAGTCCTTCAATCCCCATTGTCTCAGAAATTTATAATCAAATTTCATATTATGTGCAATTTTCACAATATTCTTCGATGCCATAAGCTCTCCACACCTATTTCTAATATGGTCTAATTCTGAAGGAGTCCACTCACCTTCTTTGTGAAATACTGGAAATACGAAGGAGTGGTTATCCTTATACGCGAAACCACAAGTTAATAACTTATGCTTTTGAAAATCTAGACCTTCAGTTTCAAGGTCAAAGGCTACAGCCTCAGCTTTGAAGCACTCGTCCATTAATTCATCAAACTTAGAAATATCCCCATTAATCAGCTCATAAGGGGATTCATCAAATTTATTTATCTTGAGGATGAACTTTCCGTAAGCATTATCTAAGTCCTGGACAAATAACCCACGAAGTTTGGGTTCTGCGTATAGAGAAAAGGGATGGTAGGATGGAACAATATTAATCTTAGTCTCCTCATCATCCGCGAGTTGTACCGTAAATTCCTTACCTCTCTTATTTCCGATTCCGGATTTCTTAGTAAGGGCTTTTAAGGCTAAATTTCCAAGGGGAATTACTAGGTCTGGCTTAATAGCCATCAAGTCCTCTTCTAACAGCTCTCTATGCTTCGCAAAGCTTTCCTTAGTCATATCCTCCTCTTTTACATTAAAGTCCTTTACAGCAGCTACAAATTGGTATGAGTCAGCAGGTAAATCGGATTTCTCTATGAGAGAGGTTAAGACTTGATACTCTTCATCAGTAAATTCGAATATTCTTCCATATTTCTTTTGGTAAGAATCGTGAATAAACACAATTTTCTCATCTCCAGTGGCTTGGCGATAAACATCGTCATTTTCGGAATTTTCAAAAGAATTAAATAAATTATCTAAATCGGTCATCTGTAATGGGTTATGAGTAAAAAGAAAAGAAAAAAGAAAAGCAAGCCTCATTATTTAAATAATAAGGATTTTGAAGAGTTGATTAAGAATTATCTTAATGACCCTCCTACTTATGAAAGTGCTTTAGTTGAAAAACTGGACCTCTTAATTACAAATATTTTACATACTTTCAAATTTAGAGTAGACCCTGATGATGCTCGACAAGAATGTTTTGTCTTGGCTTTCAAGGTCCTTAAGAATTTCGACCCAGAGCATGGCTCTGCTTTTAACTACTTCACTACGGTTATCGTAAATAATCTTAAACTAATGTATACTAAGAATAAAAAGTATCAAGAGAAGATTAAGAAGTATCAAGATTTACGAACTCCTGAATATCTTAAAAACGGCTCTAAGCCTGATTCTGAATTTTAAAGCTTTTATAGATATAAGGTAAATATTCAGTTTTGCGAATACGTCCTTTTATAGCTTGAATAAGGCATGGAACTTGCGTAACGTTATATGCTACAAAGGAGTGGGGAAGGTCCCAACTATTAACGATATATAAAGTTTCGTCTCCTTTCTGAGTTACCCATGTATCTAAATGTTTTAGCAAGTCTTTTGAATGAGTATCCCATTTAGAATAGTAAAGAACATTAAAGTTTTCTTCTTTCTTACGTCGGAAGATATTATTAAGGATACTCTCCTTTTCTAATCTTTCAATTGTCCTAGGCATCTTCTTCTTTATTAGTAGAAGTTTCTGAATCTATATTACCAAGAGCTGCTAACTCTTCGCGTGTAGGCTCTT